GCTTTTCTTTTTGATATCGCAAATATTCTTCATAATTTATATTAGGTACAAACTTATATTGCGCCATTATCCAATCATCAAATTCCTGTGGATTTAACTTACTATATTGTTCATATGCTTTAGTTTGCGTCTCTGTCATATTAGTAAAGATCTCTTTATCACTTTTATATTTCATAATCGTAGATGTTGTTTGTAAGACAGTAAATACTAATGTTGCAACACTAAAAAATACCAAATTAGGATATTTATTAACACATTGTTCCAAATGCGAGAAAAAATCTTTTTTGGCTTGATATGCATAGTGTTTAAATTTAGTCCATAAATTTGCATGTAACATCTGCTGGGTTTGTCTATCAAATGCTTGACCATTAGTTAGTTCCACACAAATAGATACTCGTCCTATCACATCATCATCACAATCTCGGTTGACTGCTATAAAATGCTCTATGAATCCATTAGCATTATTTTCGTGATAAGATCGATTTATACGATAACGAGATCTCTCTCCAGTCATCCGTTGTAATAAAGAATCTATTTGGTCACACACCTTATAATAATCGTGTATTTCTTCAACTGCATCATAAAACGTGTCCCCACTATGTAAGTCATTGTCAAATTCATTTGGACGAAATCTTCGCACTTCTCCTTGTATTTCCTGCAATATGTTGTTACAAAAAGCATACGCACCATCATAATCAATATGTTCAGTGTGATGTTCTAGAAACTGACCTCGAGCTTTTTGAAATCGCTCATTATCGTTTAGATCAAATCCAATCCTATCTTCCCGAAACATAGTAGCAGCTTGAACAATAAATACGTCACAACGGCAATTTTTAAAACGACTAGGTTCGCACTCACATTTTTTAGGTACTCTACGCTTAAGGTTCACTGTTGTTGGAGGAGGAACCGATTTTTCATCACCATCTCCTGCCATTGCAAATAAATCATTTTTCCATGAATCTTCATAATACTGGTACAACCTGTCTTTAAATGTTGTTTGTTTATCTTTATAATTCTTTGCCATTAAACATACTTCTTTCACAGCAGATAAAAAGGGTAATTCTTTCATTACATGACCGCCCATTGGGTCATGAAATATCACACTGTACATATCAATTGGTACACTACCAGCTATACATTCTACACCTCCATTAATGGCAGATGCTACTTTAGCTAAATCAATCAATCCTTCTTTAGTCTTGTATTGAAAATTTAAACAAAATTCTAATACTACATTTCGCCGAGCTCGCAGGTGAGTCCCTCCAGATAAACATAGATTTTCAATAGCGCCTAACCCAATCATGTCACATTGTGCATTAGATATAACCAATTCAGAGTCAAAAAACACTGCCCCTTTTTTCTTCAAAAGCCATATTTAAACAGTATAAATTATCATCAACGACATTTGTCAATTCCATTACAGCATTATTCATAGCTTGTTCATCCCTAAAATTCTGGAATAAATCATTATACCACAATACAGGTTGACCCGCGTACTTTTCCCAGTATTCATCACCACAATTTCTAAAATACGTATACTCAGCATAATCTTGATACTCCTCTCGAATTTGAAGTGTTTTAACTAAAGCGTTAATCAACAAAGGCTGGAAAAAAGATGTTTTACCTACTCGAGGATCCCCATAGATATATGCCCAAAAAGGCTTTATTCTACGCGGATTTTTACCATTTTTCAAATGCTCTGGAATATGTTTTACTGCTTCCTCTAAATGTCGTGACATTACACGTACAAATGGTAAAATCTTTGCATTTTCCAACGATGTACCTTTTCCAACTTGTCTTATATATGAACTCTCAAACTTTAAAACATTATGATAACATTCAATGACTCGCTTAGCAGCATGTTTATTTGTTTGGCATTTTTTATCTAAATTTTCCAGTTTTATATGAGTAAACTCATCAATTAAAGGTGTAATACGATCTTCTCTCATAAACCATGGCAATATTCCATAATACTGCAAAATCTTATCTCCTATTAATGTAAATAACTTATCCAACAATTTTACAAAGAAATCCACTATTGTTGTTACACTACGAATAGTGTCGCTAATTACTTTAAGTTTCTTAACGTCTATAGACATCACCTTAAATACCTCAGCTGGTATATCTGCAAAAAGTGTTTGTAATAAATTCTTTATCATTTGAAAAAAGGTTTGTATAATAC